TCCTACGCGGCGAGCTGGGGATGCTCCATCGAAATTGATAGGACTAGTACTGCTACTGTCCCAAATTTCGCTGAGGGCTACTCCGGCTCGGTGTATAGCTCGGGTTCTTCAAAAGGAACGCTCCAACTGAGAGTGCCTTGCACTGTACCATACTCTCCGCATTTCACTGTTAAGCTATCTCACGCTAAGATAATAGATATGTTAGCGCTGATAGTGAAGCAGATCCGTTAGGAGGTATTATGGCTGCAATGACAACAGCCCTCACTGAGTTTTCCAACAATGGGAACTCTCGCACATCTACTCTCTCTGGTCATACAGCTTCGTTACCGAAGTTGTTGATCGAGAAGAGGCGTGTCCCTGGTGGGAATCAATCAATTTTGGAGTATTCGTTTAAAGTCGTTGAATCGACTACGGACTCCGCTGATGTGATTCTTACTTCGAAGGTCTCTTTTGAAGCTGTGGTTCGCTACCCCATAAATGGGACGGCGAGCGACGTTACCGATGCCCTTGCCATCTTCCGCGATGTTATCGCCGGAGATGAGTTTGGGAACAGTGTAACGACACAGGAGTGGTTAACATGAGAAAGCTGATACAAGTCTATTGCATGATTGTAGTTATTATTTACTTACAACTACATATTGCTATAGACGTTATCAGTAATTAACTTTTAACCATCTTCAGAAGGAGGATTCCATATGGAACCTGCAGATATAGTGCACGACATATGTCGGTGCTACATCCACGACCACCAAAGTGTTGTTAGGAAAGATATACTCGATAAGATCCGTGGATTCCACCGATCTCGGAGTATACACTTGCTAGCAACGTGCTCATCACTCTACGATCTGACATCGTTACAGATCGCCGAGTGGCGCTTCCTAAGGCAAATAGAGGCATTCTATAAGAAGAATGCTCTGTTTGCGCAATCTGAGCCTTGCGCCGAAGCTGCCCGCTCTGCTTACTTTAAAGCAGAGCGCCAGTGTAAGCGCACAAATGCTCGGTTTAACTATATATCTCGTTACCCGGAATTGGAGTTACCGTGGTATCGAGACCGTATAGATAAGATGCAACGCTACATTAGTAACGTTCTTGGGAAATTCCCTCGGTTCCTAGATCAGATACCTGACCTAGTGCGAGTGACTCCAGGGGCAACTGCACACCACTCTAGAAGACATAGCCTTCCTCAGTTGAAAATGAGGATGAAGATCCATGCTACATCAGGATCTGTTCCCTATCTTAAGGCCTTGTACCGTTTTCACGGCTTCAAGGAACCAAAGATTGTGGAAGTTAAGTCAAATAGAGTAGAGCTGGTACCGAAGAATTGGAAGACAGACAGAACTATCGCATGTGAGCCAGAGGGATCACTTCCCCTGCAACTCGCATTCGATAGTTTTGCCAAGCGGCGTCTCCGCCACTTTGGAATAAATCTGTCTGACCAGTCTGCGAATCAGAGGGCAGCATTGAAATCTTCTGTCACGGACTCGTCCGCGACAGTCGATTTCTCCGCTGCATCCGACACCATCAGTTTCGAAGTTGTCCAGCGTTTGTTTCCAAACGATTGGTTTGACTTCTTAGCTGATGTTCGTTCCCCACGATTCCGGGGAGCGTTCGGCGATGGGACATACTACAAGTTTTCCAGTATGGGAAACGGTAGTACATTTGCCATCGAAACTCTGGTTTTCGCGGCCGCGTGCCACGCGGTGGGGGCCCGGAATTTCCTTGTCTATGGTGACGACGTCATTCTAGACTCGGTTTTCTTCCAGGACTTCCACAAGCTGACACGACACCTTGGGTTTACCATAAATACAGATAAGTCATTTATAGGAGGTCCCTTTCGGGAGTCCTGTGGCTTAGATGCATTTAATGGTACCGTGGTAACGCCGCTGTATATAAGGAATATTGACAAACGGAAAGCTTCCCTTTGTCACCTTGTTAATACAATGGCGTATTTACTAATCCCGGGGGGAAAGTTAGAGGAAAGACTTCTCGAAATGATTCGAGAATATAACCTTCCTCTTTCTCCTTTCTCCGAGAATACGATGTCAGGAATTCATATTGAACCTGACGTTGCACGGCAAAAAGGTGTGCTGAAGACGAGAAACTATGTGAATTTTTGCAAATCC